AAAGTTAAATGTAAAGGTGTCATTCAAAATAGACTCTTTCAATACTTCTTTCTCAAACTTTTTGAGTTCAACTGAATCAGGAGGAGTTACATATTCAAACATGCTATCAGGGCCAAAACATCTAATAACCTCGCCTACGTTATCTGGGTCAGTAAGAGACTCCAGTACATCGGCCGACACCTTTGCCTTTGGATCAGCAAAATAATTAACAGTGTCAGCTGATTTAGAATCAATATACTCGTCTCTTTTTATACGTGGTTGTGACCCTTCCCACTCTTTTTCTTGTTGATAATATATTATATTAATCTTACCAGTTGGATTGACAATAGTCGTCACTTCCCATCCTTTATTATTTTTTTTGCATCTATAGATAAATTGCGACGTCTGTATATCAAAATGCTCAACAGTATTCAGCCCCTCCTTAAGGTAATAGCCATAACCAAAGGCCAGCAGTGTTCCATACTGGTCAAACATTGGTCTCAAGGTGTATCCTAAAGACTTAGCCAACAAAACAACTTTTACCTCCGGTTTATTTGTCTCTTCATTTCGGTATATATGATATAGTTTCGCACATTCCGTTTCGGCCCCTGCTATTCTTTTTGCTTGACGCATTGTTGTATTAAAGCGGGTATCTTTTAAAAACTGAGTAAAAGCATCAAACGCTTCATCTTTAACATCAGGGTCATTTTTACTCCATCTAATAGGTTGGCCTAATAAATAAAATAAAGCTACCTCATTAATATAAGCCTGCCATCTTCGTGGTAGTTTCTCTGTTTTATATGGTTCCTTACCCTTTCGTAGCTTATTAGGACGACTCATAATCTCATGGAGATTAGGATCATATTCTTGCATCGCTTCTAATACTTCCAGGTCCCTATTTTGAAACATTTCCATAGCCTGACTTATATCCTTATCCTGGATAAGCGTAATCAAGTCTTTAGCTACTTCAGAGTTGTTCATTGACTGCCCTCTAAATATATCAACTATATAGTTTAATATTGATCCCATATCTTTTTTATTGTTAGTATATACCTAAATCCTCTTTACTATATTGTTTTGATGTTAGGACCTTACCTAACAGCTTGCCTATCGTATAATATCTTGTACCATCAATTAGGTGGTTATAAGCATCAATAGGCTGATTTATAAACTTGCCATCTTTGTTCTGCTCATAAACATAGTTTTTTAACTCCCTGATGTAATTAACAGATCGCTTTGTTACACACAATTTATACTCCATCATCTTAAATAATCCTCCCATGACAGAGCCTTTATATTTGTCGGCCGGAAAGATGATGATCCCCGCATTAGCAATCTCCTGTATTAACCGAGGGTCGGCACTATCTGCGTAAACAAACAGCCCCAACTTTTTTAACTCTTTAATTATCTCGCTTGTTAGCATGTGAGTGCGATAGCATTGTTCGTCTAAATATAGCCTACCATCAAGTATTCCGCATTTGACGATAGCTGTAGGATCAGAACTGTATCCAAAATCCAGACCGGCAGCAACCTGCTTTGCATTTACTGGAAATTCATCTACAATCTCAAATTCTGGGAACACTAAACCTTCGGCCATAGCTTGCAAGCCTAAACCATAAACAGTCCATAATACTTTATTCTTATGTTCAAGAGATTCTATCTCGTCTATGATCGTTTGTTCCAGAAAAGGATTATCCTTGTATGTTGAGATAAAATGATAGGTTCTAGTGTCCTTATTAAGTTCACATAACCAATGTTCGTCTGAAAAAGAGGGATTATAGTCTACTATAGAAAAATCGGTAGTACGCATAATGAGTTGCTGCCATTCCAAAAATGAAATTTCGTTTGCCTCGTTACAGTATAGGATATTGCGTTTACGACCTCTGATCTTTTGCTCATCATCTGTCGAGAAAAACTCAACAAACGAACCGTTCGGGAATGTGTAAACCATTTCAGACTTATTCATACAGCGATTGTCCCATATCTTGAACTTATCCTGCATGATCTCTTTAAAATCACGGAACACAGAACCTTTTAACGCAGGTAAAGTCTTTCTGACGATAGACAAGGATTTTTTATTCGCTAAGATGTAAGACAAAAGATAAATAAGGATGTTATATGTCTTACTACTCCTGGAGCTTCCCTGTGCAGAAACGATCTTATAGCCGGACTGGACGGCATTATCGACAGTAGTAAATATTTTAGTCGTCTGGATTATCGGCATGAGCTACATCCTCCCTTTTATCAATAACCTGTATTACATAATGAGTTTCTTCCTCCTGCTTTACTTCTTGTTTTACTGGAGCATCCCATCCCATCATTTTAGACAACCGGTCTAAAGCGTCTATCTTAGAGTACATCTTAACCTCAAATCCTTTCTCTGTACTTTTTACTGATTGTATAGCTAGCTGGAAATGAATAGGTAATTTCGAAAGATCCTTTATTAAAAATATACGATAATTCTCCGTCCGTTTAATCTCTAACATATCGACAACATTAGCACGAGCTATATTTGTCAGTATATTAACTGCTTCATCTTTATTTAAATCAGAACGTAACTGAAGAGCAGCCTGAAGTTCTTTGACCCTTACCGAAACCTTACCGCTGCTAAGAAGTTCGCAAGCCTTAATGTTTATTGTTTCACTTTTCATTTTATCACAAGAGTATGCACGCCTGTAAGCCTCAGATGCGTTACCACATTCAAGGTAATAGTTGCAAAACTTTTCTTGTTTGATAGTGAGAGCCATACAAAATATTTTCATCAAAGTTAAGCATGCCTCTTATGATGACATGCATAACTTCAAATCGAAAACGTAACAGTTTGGTTTCTGTCACATTTTTCTTTTACAGATAACCATCGGATCGAAGTTTACCCTCCATTAAAGCAATTTTATTGTCAACATCAAGTCTAAAATCCCTATAATGCTGATAAGAAAAAATCAAATCTGAACATATCCTGGACACAGCCGAAGGAGCATTCAGCTTTAATGCATGAGCAAGTCCATCCCTTACCCCTCTGTTTAGACATCCTCCTGCCAACGTAGACGGAGAATAAAGAAGGACAATGATAAAGACAAACTTCTTTCTTTGTATAGCTCCCAGCTTCCGGGTGTTTCCCATGCCAAAAGCATCGATAAAATAATTGTGTAAATACGGAATTAATGATAGGTCTGATAGTTTTGGTTTTACGAGTTCTGACTCCCGAACCGATAAATTAGATATCTGTTCGCGGATAGACATTAGTTCAAATATTTCAGAGACCATATTGTGTAACTTGTTTGGTTACGATCATGTAGCACAAATGTACTATTATTTTTCTTATTTACAAAATACTTAAACCCGGAAAGATTTAGCTGCTTACAGATATGCTAAATAACATATAAAATAATTGACAAAACATTTGCATATATCACAAATCTGTGATATATTTGCATTGTAATAATTAATCAAGATGTGGCGGCAACACAATAAATGCGGCAGAAAATTATGAAAGCAATAGCAGTTAAGAACACATTCAATGCAAAAGAAAGTCTGAAAAATCAAGGTTTTGTTTATGATCCTTCAACAAAAACATGGTCTAAGGACTTCGCTTCTCAAGCTGAATTCGACGAATTTTACTCAAATTTTACAAGTGCCTCCTATTCAGGAAGAAGACAATCTAAATTTAATTCTGCGGTAGTTTTTGAATTTGTTGAAAACGAACCGGAAGTTTCTGAATCGGTGAAAGTAGACTCTAACACATCTGATTCAGAAACAATCGTAATTCCATCGGAGGAAGAAGTTGTAAAAATGATTAAGGCTGGTGAGATCAAAGATTTTCACTTTTCTTTAGGTCGTTACAAAACAGTACTAGATGGTTATGTCATGTATATGGAAGAGGGTGGCAATACCATAGATATTAGAGAGGCTGGGAAAATATCAGCAGAGCATGAGAAAAATTTATCCATGATCATCAATCAGACTGCTAAAGCCTATATTACTCGTTTACACAACAATCAGCAATATTACTTTAAACAATCATAATATGAAAACATGCACAAACGTACCGTCTAATTTTGGACGGTACATAGCCATAGCAGAATACCTGCTATTCGACCGTACCATAGCCTTGAGCTGGTCGAATTTACTAGGTCAAGCGATGATCCAACCCAATTACTTTTTTGTTGATACGATAAAAAAGATACATGCTGGTAACGGACAAAGAGGAGAGGGGTTTGAAACACCGGAGGGAATAATATTATCAAGCATAGTAGATTCCTTCCCATCTGAAGGATTACCCGCCCGATTTACATTAAGTGAACAGTCAATAATCATGACTAACTATTATCAACAAAAAAATAAACTATATGAAACAATTGAAAAAAAAGATACAAGGGAACTATGAGCTAGGCGAGCACATAACGACGTTATATGCAGCTTATCTCGATATAGACGAAGATAAAGTAATCTATATTTTTGACGAACAATCCCGGCCGGAAGAACATTTCCAGTTTTTGGCAAAGATAGATATTACGCATCCCTATTTAATGTTAGGAGTTAAGGAGAATTGGAAAAGTGATTTTATTATAATGTTTAAAAAAGAACTGTTGAAAGAGGGAATCTGCAAAGAAAATGCTTCTGGAACCTTATTTGCCTTGTCTGAGAAAGATTCTGGGCGAATAAGGATCGGCAAGCGCATAGCTCAACTCCGGGAGCAGGCCGGAATGTCACAGGCAGAATTGGCCGAAAAAATAAATACCAAACAGCATGCTATATCCCGGATTGAAAAGGGATCTTTTAATGTAGGCTTTGATACATTGCAATCGATAGCCGAAATTTTCGGCATGAATATTGATTTTACAAAATAAATATTATACATTTGTCAATCCGCTACCATAAGTGGCGGGTTAACAAATTGTAGAGCGTCCGTGCTAGTGATAGTCCGGACGTTCGTTTTTTCATCTGGAATAGCTCAAATCTTGGGGAAATGTGAGCTATTCATGTTTTATTTACTTCAAAATGTTAAATAATCATTATTTCAGAGAAATGATTGTGGTATATTTGCCACAATTAAATATTAATCGTATCTTTGTAGTGTAATAATAAAACAAACGAATCATGAAACTGTATCACGCATCACCTAT